GAAGGCCTCCAGCATGAACTGAACGAAACCCGTACCCAGATGATGAACCACCGCAAGCGGTTCTCACGCAAATGGCTGTACAAGGAGTCGGCGTTCGACCCTGATGGTCGAGCGATGCTGGAATCCGACGAGGATAACGTTTTGGTGCCTGTTGTGGGTGATGAGCCGCTTGGCGGCGTAATCTCCCCCATGCCTGCCGTTATCAACCCGCCAGAGTTCTACAACCAGTCTAGCCTGATTGCTGGAGACATGGACCGTGTGTCTGGTGTATCCGACTATATGCGTGGTGCGATGCCTGAGATTCGACGCACGGCAACCGAGGCTGCGATTGCGCAGGACGCCAGTAATGCGCGTGCAGCCGACAAGTTGGCTGCAATTGAACTCGAGATTGCGGCATGCGCCAGCCGTCTGGTGGCGCTTGCACAGCAGTACATGACTGGCGAACAGGTGGCACGTGTGGTTGGGTCTAACGCAATCCCGCTGTGGGTCAAGTTTGACCGCGACTATATTGCTGGCGAATTTGACTTTGAGGTTGAGGGTGGGTCTACCCAGCCGGTCAACGAGTCGTTCCGCCGTCAGATGGCGCTGCAGATGGTTGATGCTATGGCACCGTTTGTTCAGGCTGGTGTTGTGGACATGGGCGCTTTGGCGCGTCACGTCCTGCAGTTTGGTTTCGGTATCAAGTCTCCAGAAGCGTTTTTGGCGGCTCCTGCGCCGCAGGCGGCTGAACCGCAGATGGCTCAGATTGGCGGGATGCCACCCGAGATGGGTGGTGCTGTTCCGCCGGAGATGCCGCAGTTGGGTGTCATGGGTGGCGGTTTGCCGCCAGAGATGTGACAAAGTTTCCCTATCTATAGGAACAACCAACTAACAAGAGGATTCCGTGAGCGATACAACTGAATATTCTACGACCGAAGTAGACCCCGCCTTTGAGGGTGGACAAGTTGAAAGTGTTGGTGAAAACAACTCTTTTGAGTTGGAGGAAGATTACTTCCAGTGGGATGACTTTGCCGAGAAGAAGGTTAAGTTGCCTGTTGCTGGTGAGGAAATCGAAGTCCCACTTAAGGAGGCGCTGGCTGGTTATCAGCGTCAAGCGGATTATACCCGCAAGACGCAGGAACTGAGTCAGCAAAGGCAGCAAGTGCAGTTCGCCGCTGCTTTGCAAGAGGCACTGGAGAAGGACCCGGCAGCGACCGTTGAGTTGTTGCAGAAGCATTACGGGATTGATTCTCAGGTTGCGGAAGAGGACGAGTTCCTTGACCCTGCTGAGAAGCAGTTGCGTTCGCTGGAAAAGCGTATTGCTTCGTTTGAGGAACAGCAAGCCTTGAGTGAGATTGAGCGTACTGTGTCTGGTTTGCAGTCCCGATATGGGGATGATTTTGACGCCAATGAGGTTGTCGCCAAGGCTTTGGCTACGGGCAACAGTGACCTTGAGGCCGTTTATAAACAGATTGCTTTTGACAGATTGTGGGAGAGCCAAATGAAGCAGAAGCAGGTGTTGACTGCGCAACAGCAGCGTGAACAGCAGATTGTTGAGCAGAAGCGGCAGACGGGGATTGTGTCTGGGGCGAGCGGTGGTGGTGCTTCGGCGGGGTCAACGCAGGCTCCTGTTTCATCTTTGAGGGACGCTTTCGATTTGGCTAAACGCCAACTCGGCATTTCGTAACATCACAACAACTACATCTAGTCCTTAGGAGGATTCAAAATGGCTGGTAACGCTAACTTTGATGCGCTGCTTTCTACTACCCTTGCGAACTATCGCAATCAACTCACTGACAACGTGTTTACTGCACGTCCGCTTACGTACATGCTCATGGAAAAGGGCCGTATCCGTATGCTTAATGGCGGTACGAAGATTGTTGAGCCGCTGATTTATGGTCAGAACTCGACTGTCGCTTCGTACTCGGGTTACGACACGATTTCGCTGACCGCGCAGGACGGCATTTCGGCCGCCGAGTACGATTGGAAGCAGTACGCTGCGTCCATCGCTATCTCCGGTATCGAAGAGGCGAAGAACAACGGTGAGCAGGAAATCATCAACCTGCTTGAAGCCAAGATTATGCAGGCTGAAGAGTCGATGCGTGAAGGTTTCAACCAGATGTTTTTTGGTGACGGCACCGGCAACTCTAGCAAGAACTGGAACGGCCTCGGCAACATCGTTGAGTCCGGTAACACCGTTGGTGGAATCAACTCGGCTACGGGTCAGGGTAACGACTGGTGGCGTTCGTATGAAGAGAACACCGCTGGCGCGCTCACGCTCGCCCAGATGGCTACGGCATACAACAGCACCTCGGTTGGCAACGACCACATCGACACGGTTCTGACCACTCAGACCCTGTTCGAGAAGTATGAGGCGCTGCTCCAGCCGCAACTCCGCTACACCGACACCAAGACTGCAGATGCTGGTTTCCAGAACCTGCTGTTCAAGTCGGCTCCTGTGATGTACGACGTCCACTGTACCGCTGGTGTGATGTACTTCCTGAACACGAAGTACCTGACGCTGGTTGGTCACTCGGGCAAGTGGTTCACGCAGACCGAGTTTGTCCGTCCCGAGAACCTTGATGCGCGTTATGCGCTCATCATGTGCTACGGTAACCTGACCTGCCGCAACCGTGCGAAGCAGGGCAAGTTGACGGCCAAGACCGCCTAATAGGACCTAAATCTGTCCGAACGGTGTTGAGTGGGGGGACGGGGATAAAAGCCTCGTCCCCCCAACCGGTTTATACAACAAGTATTTGATTGGGGTTTATTATGGCAGCAAAGAAGAAACCGATGGGTGGAACCCTTTATAAGGGTTCAAAAGGCATACAGCGCGCTAGGGCTGAGTCAAAGTCACAGAATCCCAGTGCACGCAATAAGGTTGGAAATAAACCCAAGTCCAAGGACCGCCCCGGACCGTGGGATAATATTGGTCGAGGACTGAAAACTGGTGTTAAGGTTGGTTCTTCAGTTGTCAAGGAAGTAACAAAACCTGTCCGCAGTCCGCTTGGTGCTGCTGCCGATGTGGTTAAGGGTGTTCGTAAGGATGTAAAAGACCGTAATGTTAAAGGCTTGGCATTCCAAGCGGCAACTATGGTTCCTGTTGGTCGAGGAGCAAGTGTTTTTAGCAAAGGTTTGAAAGCAGCGGACAAGGCAATTGATACCGCTCAGGCTGGCGCCAGCGTCGCGGCTGCGTCTTACAAGGCTGCAGCAAAAGGCGGAAAAGCAGCGTCTATGTATAGGCGACCTGTTAACAATCCTATTTTTAATAATAAAACCGCAAAAGCGCAAGCCTTGTCGAAAGCGGCTTCTGGACGCACCGGGACTGTTAGTCAAGCAACAAAAGAGGCACGGCAAGCAATCGCAAATCAGCGGGGTCGTGCTGTTGGCGGAGTGAAACCTTCTCCAAAGAAAAACGCCGGCAAATACTCCAAGTACGCGAAGTAGCAGGAATGGGTGACAAAATCACCCTATAGTGATGACTACAAGCAAAACCTCTAAACCCGCCCACGCCATGTACGGGGCACCTGTTTCCGCTATTCGACCCGCCTCCGCAGCCGCTGGAGCGCGGGTCGCAGCGGGTTCAGGCCCATATCTGGGACGTCAACGTTGCATCGCCAACGGTGACACCTGTGAGGGGCCGCAGGCGCGTGGCACAGAATACTGCATCGGCCATCTTCGGTCTGTCGAGAAAGGACGTGACGTCGCTTGAGCACTAGCACGGAACTTGTTACTTTGGTGCGTGACATCATCGACTTGGAGGAGGCAGACTTGCCGACCTCTCTGGTTCGCACGTACCTGAGGGACGGGTATGACCGTGTTATCAATCTGGAACGGCGTTGGCCGTTCTTCCAAGTGACGTACACCTTCAACACCACAGCGGATGTTCGTGACTACCCGATTTCGGGTATCGGTTCAGGCGATTTGCGTGAGGCAACCAGTTTGGTGGATACCAGTATGGCTGGTAACCGTTTGCGGCTCATCAGCCCGGATGAGGCTGAGGCTGTGTGGGTTGGCGGTTTGGACCAGCCAAGCCGCCCCTTGTTCTTTACGTTCTGGGGTAATAATCTGAGTTTGTATCCGAAGCCTGAGACGGTTTATCCGATGAAGGTTCGTGGTTACCGTAAGGCTACGTATACGTGGGTTACGGATGGTGTTTCGCAGGTTGATTGTGATGAGCGTTTGCATACGGCGTTGGCGTATTATGCGTTGTCTAAGGCGTATGAGCGTCAGGAGGACCCTGAGATGTCTGCTGTGTATAAGCGGACGTTTGAGGAGGCTGTGTCGTTGGCGCGGACGGAGATTATGCGTTCGTCTGCGCATCGTCCGATGGTGTTGTCTGGTGGGCGTCCGTACCCGTCGATGAACCGTTGGTTGCAGGACCTTGGGCGGACTTTGGGGCAACCGTAATGGCAGCGTTGCAGTTGCTTCGTGTCGATGATTTTACTGGCGGTTTGAACCTTAGGGCTGACCAGTTTCAGTTGGCTCCTAATGAGTCGCCACGAATGTTGAATGTGGAGATTGACCCGCGTGGTGGCGTGTTTTCTCGTGGTGGGATGCGCCGTATCACGTCGCAGCCCATTGTGGGCGGAAACATCCTTACAGAGGGAAACGACACGCTTCAGGCTGAGAACAATGATTTGTTTACGCCTGAAACAATCTCGGATTGGACTCCAGAGGTTTTGTTCCCATTTGAAGGTGTTGCTAACTATTTGATGTTGAGCACTGGGGCTTCTGGTGCCACGGACGGCAATGTTTATTACAGCACGGGTTCCGATTTTACTAGTTTGGCTGTGCCTGTGAAGAATGAGCATGGGTGTGGTTTCGCTGAGTGGGGCGATTTCTTGTTTATGACACCAGGGCTTGGCGCCCAGTGTCGCAGGTGGAATGGCACAACGTTAACTACGTTGAACTCCACTAGCGATGCGACTGGTGGTATTTATACGGCGTGGGGTGCGGCAGCCGACCACATGCCACAGTCACGTCATATTTTGACGCATGCTGGTAAAACGTTTGTTGCATACACGCGCGAGTTCACTGGCACCGCTGGTTCGTATACGGATTATCCGAACCGTATCAGGTGGTCGGACGAGAACGCGCCGACACGTTGGACCTCAGCAAACTATATCGACATCAATGATGGCGGTACTGGTATAACGGCAATCGCATCGTTCAACGGCACGTTGCTGGTCTTCAAGGCGACCAGCGTGTATGCAATCTACGGTTACAATTCGGATACGTTTCAGGTTGTGGAGTTGTCGAAGCGTGTGGGTACGATTACGTCGCATTCCGTTGCAACAACGGAACGCGGCGTCTACTTCTTCTCTTGGCCTGACGGCCTGTTTGTTTACACAGGTTCTTCTATTTTGGATTTGTTTGAACCGATTCGTCCGATTATTCAAACATCGCAGGTGAACACGGCTTATATTGATGAGATTTATGTGAACTATGTGAACCGCCGTATTTGGGTTTCGTTGCCGTATTCTGACGCTGGTGGTGCAACCTTGCCGACCACTAGTTTTGTGTATGACCCGTCGATTGGTTCTAGTGGTGATGCTGGTGAGTCGTTTGGTGTGAATGACGCTTTCAGTGGCCGTGGTTCGTGGACGATGTTCCGTACGGCTGATGGTTACGGTATTGCTGGTGGTTGTACGTTTGTGACATCTAGTGGTCAGGTGATTCATGCTGTGGCACATCCCGTGTTGGATGCGGTGGCTGGTGTTGATGTGTATACGCAGCAGACAGATAATTTTGATGGTTCTGATGTGAACTTTGAGTCGTATTATCGGACTCGTTGGATGGATGCCGGTAACTACAGTATGAAGAAGATGTGGCGTCGTCCAGATTTTGTTTTGAAGCAGAAGCCTACGGCACGCGATTTGGTTATCGATGTTTATCATGATTATGAGGAGGCTGCTGGTTCTCAGAAGCGCACATTCAATTTGAATGTTGCGGCTACTGGGTCTGGTGCTTTGTGGGGGTTCCCACCTACGGGCAATATGACTTGGGGGTCTTCTAGTTGGGGTCCGCCAAACGAGGGTGCGTTCCTTGAGACTGGTTCTAATCTCGGGTTGGCTCGGGCTGTCCAGTTGGAGATTACTGGTCCGACAGGTTTGTCGTGGGGTGTGGACAGTTTTACTGTGAAGTTTAATCCGCGTAGAGTTAGGGGTTAGTTGTGTCTAGTTTGAATATTCCGTATTCGTTTACGAACGGTACTGTCGCGGATGCGACGCAGGTGAACGCAAACTTTAATGCGGTCAAATCGTTTGTTGAGGGGTCTGTTGTTCAGACTGACGGTTCGACGGTGAATGCTGTTGGTTCGATTACGAATGCGATGCTGGCTGGCAGTATTGCCGCCAGCAAACTGGCTTCGTACCCAAAGATTGTTGTGCCACACACCTTCACGTTGTCTGGGACAGTACTTGTTCCGGTCGGACAGACGGATTTTATTTGTCCTTTCTTTGTGAAGGTTCCCAGCACCCAGACTGTGAAGTTGATTTCTGCGCGTCACCGAATTAATTCGGGGACTAGCGCAACAGTCAAGTTGCAGAACAACGGGTCTGACATTACGGGGTTTACTGGTATCAGCGTCACAACGACAGCAGCGGATACGGACCCTGCTGATGTTACGTTGGCTAATAATGATTTGATTTCTTTGGTGGTTACTGCGGTTTCTGGTACGCCTCAGAACATGTCGTTTACTTTGTTCTTTGAGTACACTTGGGTGGGTTAAATGCGTAGTCCTTGGGGCGCTTATTACGGTACAAGTGGTGCTTGGGTTACGGCCCCAACGTCCTTGACTGTGACCGACATGGCAGGTCCTGTCGGTGCTTTTGAAATCGTTGTTACCTATTCCGAGTCGGGTAATCTTCCCAACCTGCCCACCGCCACGGACGGCGGTGGCGCTTTTTCATATATACACGCAGAGAATAGCGGAATTTGTTTGCTTGGCGTTTATGGTCGTTTGCTGACAAACACAAATACACATTCTGTTACAGCAAGTGGTAGTGGATTTCTGTCAACAGCACACTATAAGAGAATGTCAGTTTGGATTGTCATGAATCCAATGAACATTCCGTACTCGGAAATTTCTACGATGTACCGTTCAGTTGATGTTTACGATGCTGGTGGAACAGGTAATACTACATATTTTCCTGATTGCACTGCCCTCAAAACTGGCGGTGCTACACGTTTAGATATCGGCGTTGCTTGGCGACAGTACGACAGTGCGGGAGGAACCCAACAGGGCGGTTCAGTGCCGTGGGAATCTTGGAACACAGCGAACATGAATGGGTTTTATTCAACGCCATATTACAACTATTCAAATGGTAACGGTGTCGGCTGGGGTAGTGGTACTTCCGCTAGACAACTTGAAGATGTTGGAAGATACACGTATAGTGTTTTTACGAATAATCAGTGGGGTGACGGTGGGTTTGGCCAAATCCCATACACCAACAAATGTTACAACAGTTCCAGCGCTAGTTATGTGTCGCTGTTCAGTCGGTTGGCTGGTTTCAGTTTTGTTATCCCCAACTATGGTGGAACACAGATGGTGTTGTGATGGTTGACCGCTGGACAAACCCGACGACAGCAAGTCTGCGTGGAGAGGACTCCCGTCCGCTCCAGCAGACGTTTTCGTCATTGTCTAGTTATTTGGAGAAGTTGGATAACGCTATTACGGCTGCAGCCGCCAGCGGCGTCTCTAACCTGACGGCTGGTACCGGTATCGGTTTGTCTGGTGGTACTGGTGCGGTTACGGTGTCTAATACTGGTGTTACTAGTTTGGCTGGTAC